TGTTGCCATGCAACACCATCACGTAAGTCTTTAAAACTCCAATGGCATTGTGCAATCTTTTTAATCCATATGTCTCTATCAAATGGTTTTAGTCTTGCTATGTCGCTTATTTCTTTATGGCAAACTTCTTCTACTTGACTAGCTTGGTAGTCTTCACAAATAATTGGTACACCTTCTATAACACTTGCTACCAAAGGACTACTGTTAAAGCCAATAGTTACACAACTTTTTGCTAGGTCGTGTTCTATCATAGGCTCGAAACTAATGCGTACATCTGGTCCTGTGATACCTTTTATGTAGTCTGGTGCCTTCTTATCACCCGGGTGTGGTCTTACAATAATTGGTCTAGTTGTGTATCGTCTAATCTCTGCAATCTTATGATTAGCCCAAGCTACAACATCTTTACCTTTCATACTCCAACCACCATTACGTTGTAAACATAATAGTACGTGTTCACGTTCATTAATTGACCACTGCTTAACAGTAACACCTAAGTCACGTGAAATCTTTTTCCATTGTTCGTCACCTGGATTATCGTTACAGTATGTTCCTGTGTTATTAAACACACCATTGATACTGTATCTTAAATAATGAAAGGGTGCGTTTTGCTTTGCTTTATATAAAAAAAGATTACTGTCTGCGGTAATAAATGCTTTGTTACGTGTGTTCATTGTAATGTTTCTCCGCAAGTTAATGTGTGGTACATGAGCACTTCTGTCATGTACAAAGCCTTGCATGATTGCAACATCACAATCCATCATTTCAAATCCGTTGTATACCAATCCCGTATCACCTGCCATACGCACACCCTCAATAAAATTTTTAATAATATCAAGTTTGTGATTTTCTTTGTTCGGCTTTAATGCTTTTCCGGGTGGTATAACTTTTGTGTATCCTACTACTCGCACGTTAATTTCCTCCAAGCATACCCATTTAACATCTCTTCGTATGTAAACTGATTATTACTTAGGTATCTACAAAGGTAAGTTAAGTTTTTTCTTCCTGGGTGTTTTACAAATTCAATTCTATGTAAACTATCTTCGGCAATGTCTCCAGCACAGTTTGGCCCTAATACTATTGCAGGTTTGCCATATACCATAGCTTCTAATGATGCTATACTGTTGTATGTAACTAAACAATGTACATCATCTTCCAATGCTTGTTCCATTGTGCTACTACTAACACGAGCTTCTCTGCTAGGCTTCTTACGAACTTCAACTGGTCTGTTTGTGTGCTTCTTAACTTCTATTAATGTGTTCTTGATCCATTCTTCTAAATCTTCTTCAAAGTATTTCATTACTTTTTCACTTGGTGGAACAATTAAAACTTTTCTACCTGCGGTGTGTTCTTTGAATCCTATTCCTAATTGTTTAAAACGTTCTCCACCAAACGCATTTGGATTTTCTTCTCTGTCTGGCATATGAAGATTTTGTAATGCGTTCTTTACAATTCTATGATAAGTTTTCTTACCGTTAGGATTACGTGGGCTAGGATTGTTACCTAAGTAACCTGTGTCCATAAAGTAAAAGTCTTTACCACGTGCAATACATTCTTTGATAATTTTTTGTTTACCTAATCCACGTACAAGAAAAGGAGCAGGATGATCCCAATAGTCTGCTACGTTATCTGCCCTAATATATTTTCCACCACTACCTAATGCCATTCCCATAACAAAGGAATCAACAATACCAAAGGTGCCCTTAACTTTCTTTTCTACTTTTTTAATACCGCTGTCGATACATATTAGTTTAGGATTTTTTACTTGGTCGTCAAATACTTTTTGTATAGCTTCAATGGCGTGTCTATTGCTACCTATTGCTACTCCGTATAATATTGAATCAACTAATTCTTTCATCTCTGGTGTCAAGTTCCTAGGATCCCACTCTCCATGAGTTTCACTCATCCTTATTCTCCATCATGCTAGAAAGAACGTCCTTCCATTCCTGGTGGTAATCGCAATTTCTATAATTTTTAAACCATGGTCCACCTTCCGTGTAGTGTAATGCTCTTGGGGTTCCGTCTGTATACCAACCAACTAGATAGTTCCAGTCCTTAGGTATCTCACCAATTTCACTATCATCTAACCAACTAAATCTATGAAAATATTTTCCATCGTAGTTGGGATTGTTAACCATGTCCACTGTAATTTTTTGATTACTAGGATGTCCGCAGTTCCATAATACTACACTTGACCAATTCTTTCTTGGGTATTGTGTTTGTACTTGTCCGTCCATCTTAGTTCCTGGTTTAGGTGTGTAGTCATGATGTACACACATAACAGCCTTGCTGTCATCTGCTAATGCAAATAAGTTGTCTACGTCTTCTAAAAAGATAATGTCGCTGTCAACAAACAATGCCCAGCCTTTGTAATCACAAAGATGAGGAATAAGAAAACGTGTAAACGTAAACTCTGTACTTGCAAGTTTATCTTCACCTCTCCAATACAACTTGGTATCTCTCATATCCTTTTGTACTAAAGGAATGACTTCTGCATCTTTGTTATGCTGTAAGATACTGTGTTCGCATACTTGGTATGCTATATCTTCTCTTGTGTCATATCCGACAAATACTTTATTACTCATTCTTTATCTTTCTTAATATAAACAGCTTTACCGTCAATATTATGTATCTCGAGACTATCTCCAAACACCTCATGAAAGGCTTTTTTACTGCCTTGCCAACTTCCATAATCGTCTAGTACCATGTATCCGCCTACAACCAATTTAGGCCAAAGCACTTGTAATTCTTTTAATGTTGACTCATACCAATCTGTATCTAGTCTTAACAATGCAATCTTATTTGGTACGTTGCTTGGATCGTTTAGTGTTTGTACTATGTCGCCTTTAACAAATGTTGTTTGTTCCATTGGCATATTAAACTTTGATAAATTCTGTTGCACTTCTTGTATTTCTGATCTACACCATTGGTCGAAACCACGTTTTGCTTTGCCACTGTCCTTGGCATAGCCTCTAGTAACTCCGTCTGCTTGTAATCTAAAATCGTGTTCTGTTGGTTGTGTCATTCCTTCAAACGTATCAAACAACCAAAACTTTCTTTTAGTTTGTGTGTTTGCAAGGTAGGCACTAATGATTTGTCCACCTTTCCATACACCACATTCTACTATGTCACCCTCAATGTTATTGGCGTCTAGCTCTTGCACAGTTACGTATGTATGCGCCAAACGTCTTCCGCTAGTCATACTGTAGTCTGCAGATTTTAAAACCGCGTCTTTAACGTCCTGTGTAGGATTTTTAAAAGTTTCAAACTCCATTACTTTCTTTCTATGTCTTCTTCAACACAGTTCTCACCATATTGTATTTCTACAATCTTAACTGGCTTGTCTGTTTCATTTGCTAACTGATGCCAATCACCTTCATCAATTCTTAAGGACTGATGTTTTTCGTATACACCTTGTATTTCAAAATCTGTTGAAGTTCTGTTAATTGTATAAACTGTTGCAGTACCTTCTGTTACTAACCAATACTCGGCACGTTTTTGATGGCGTTGCATTGATAATCTTTTGCCTGGGTCAACAGTTAATTCTTTGACTTTAGTTGTAGGGCCGTCTTCGTGTAGCACTCTGTAGTACCCCCATTGTCTTGTTGTTTTAGGGTATTTATACTCTTGCAAAATCCAACTGCTAGAATTCTTCTTATCAGTACCACCAACGCCGAAAACAAATTCAACCTTATCGTGCCAAGTAGACATTTCAGGTATGTTCTTATCTGTTCTATCTCCACCATTAGCAAATATTACATCGTGTCCATACCCTGATGTAGCCATTAGTTTAAATATTGCACCAGAGGCAGAATCATCACTGTCGTCCCAAGTAAGAACGTCATCTACCATTTTTAAGTTTCTGATTATTTCTACACGTTCTTTGATTGGCATGAAAGGTTGTCCTTTCTTACGTGTAAGCCATTCGTCGCTATTAAGCCCGACTACTAGTTTGTCGCCGAGCTTCTTCGCTTCTTTAAAATAAGAAATGTGTCCTGAATGTAACGGATCAAAGCCGCCGGTGACCAATACTACTTTCATAGTAGTATTTAGATATTACCTGGCGTCTGCTTCTATGATTTGGATCATTGTCTCTGGATCTGTACAAGTGTAAGGATCGTCGTCCTCATCTTTGTGATTAAATCCAGGTTCAATAAATGCTTCTTGAACGATTCCATTAACTGCATACAACGAATATCTCCAACTTCTATTAGCAAAACCTTTTGCTCTTTTAGTACAAAGCATACCCATTGAATCAGTGAAGTCGGCATTACCGTCAGCTAATAGTTTTACTTTTTCAACGCCTAGTTCTTTAGCCCAAGCATTCATTACAAAACCATCATTTACTGATACACAATACACCTCGTCTACTCCAGCTTGTTTAAACCTGTCATACATTTCTTCGTATGCAGGTAATTGCTGTTCTGAACAAGTAGGTGTAAACGCACCCGGTAAACTGAACACAACAACTTTCTTACCTTTGAAAAGATCATCTGATGTTTGTCTAACAAACTCTCCAGCTACCCTTTGTACAAAATCTGCAGATGGAATCATATCCCATTTCTGAATTGATTGTCGTGCACCAGGTAAGTCAGTTCTTTCCGCATGGTTTACAGTTTCTCTAACGTTACCACCATATTGTTTGGCAATGTTAGTTGGTTGAGTTTCACTCATTTTCATAAAGTTTTATTTCCTTGTTATGTTAATCTGGAACTTACAGACTTGCGTCTTCCATTCCTGCAACCCTTAACTTAACTATGTTAGTAAGTTGCCATTGTTTTTGATCTAGTGCCTTTGTTACGCCTAACCATTTATTACGCATTAATGCAAACTCGTTAATTATTTTTTCATAATCAACAACGTCAGCTTCGCCGTCTACATATTTTTCAACGTCTCTGCTAGATAATGCTCGTGCATAATTCTCTAAATACTTCTTAAAGAAACTACTACGAAGTCTTCGAAGCTCAATGTTTAGATATTCTAAAATTGCTTCAAGCTCTTGTAGTTGATTGAAACGTTGTTCAACAAGACCTGGCATCTCTGCCGCCGCACGTTCTACGTTACCCTTAATACGAATTTGACCTTTTGCTTCAGCCAATTCATCTTCAAAGTATTGTATAGCGTCAGGTATCTTACCTACGTCTTTTGCAATATCAGAATACCAACCCATTAATAATCCTCGTCAACATCGTTGTAGTTGTCTTCTAAGTCGTCTACGTCTTCTTCTAAATAATACCCAATAGCTTGGTCAAGGTCACCATCTGAACCTAAAGCATCTCTAAATGCTTCATCTTCTGTACCAAAGTCTGCACATAAATCTACAAACTTTTCTGCTACAGTTTCAATATGCTTTTTGTCCAAATACTCTTTAAATACTTGCCAAGTCTCTACTATCTGTGTACCATCCATATCAGTTTACTCCTCAGGGTTAATAGTTTCCTCTTCGACAGTTGGCTCTGTGGATAACTTATCGAAGTCACTCATAATTATGTCTAGTTTATCACCCGACCAGTCTTTTCGATATTCTAAGTTTTCCTTACCTTTACTGTCCACGTATTTAAGTCTATTACCTTGTTGAGTTAACAGTCCTTTTTTCTCAAACAAGTCAACCAATCCACTGTATGGATTCATACCTGTTTCATAAGGAATCTTAACCTGTACGCCTTCAAACGGTTTTGCATATCTAGTCTTCATGACCTTACAACCCGCTCTAATACCACGTACATCTGTTACTTTCTTACCATCTTCGTCCTCTTTTAGTTTCAATTTCTTCATTGCTACTACAATAGAACTTGCATAGATAAATCCTTGTCCACCTGATATTTTATCATCTGGATCAAACATATCTTGTGATGCGTAAGTGTGGTTAGTACATACTAGTCCTACGTTGTGTGCACCAATCATATTAACTGTGTTACGAACAAGTGAAGTCAATGCCTTAGGCTTACGACCCATATCACCCTTCATATCACCTTTATTAAACTGATCAACATCTGTAGGTGTTAGTAACATACCCAAACTATCAATAACAAACAACACCTTAGGTCGGTCTTCGTCTGTCATTTCTCTGTATTCTGACATGAATGTACTAATAGTTTTAGCAACATCGTCAATCATACTCATGTTTAGTTTAAGTAGTTTCTCTGGCGTAGTGTCTACGTCAAGTGCTTGTAACCAAGCTTCATCAAGTGCATTCTCTGAGTCAATTAATACTACAAAGATACCTTGATCCTGTGCCGCCTTTACAATGTTACCTGCACAGATATAACTTTTACCTGCACCAGATTCTCCTGCAAAAACAGTTACCTTACCTAGCGGAACACCTTTGTTAAAGTCGCCACTAATAAGATAGTTTAAGGCATAGTTACCTGTCGAAATCCAATCAGTCGGATCGTTAAATCCACTACTCATGCCTGTGATAGATTTTGTTAAGTTTTTTCGAAACTTAGAAACGTCAAATGCTTTATTAGCCATTATATCTCCTTAATCCATATACTTGGGGTGTGCCTGTTACAACACACCCCTAATATAATTACTGTTGTCTGTTGCGGATCATTGCAAGAATGTCTTCCGCTTTATTATTGTCTGCTGGTGCAGTTGCTGACTCAGTAGTTGCCGCTGGTGTCACTGGAGCCGTTGCAGTAGCTTCTACTACTGGTGCCGCCTGTGCTGGAGCCGCCGCTGGAGTTGGAGTACTTGCTTTTACAGGATCACCTGTTCTTGCACTTACGCCTGCTGGTCTAAAGTATTGACCAAACTGTTCCATGTCGTATGCTTCACCGTCAACTGATGCTTCAAACATCTTTTTAATTACGCCAACTTGAACCTCATCTGGTTTCTTAGGCAAGTAATCACTTAGATTAAACAAACCGCTATCTTCAATAGCTTTGTACTCTGCTTCATCTAATGGTCTCTCTCTACGAGCCCAATTTGATGTTGAGTAGTCTGCATAACCACCTTTTGATGTTTTAGCAATCCTAAAGTCTACACCTGCTGTATAATCAGTAGGTAGTTCGTTCATATCCGGATCCATTAATGCTCCTTTAATAATTTGGAATATTTGTGGACCAATTATGAAACGTCTAATTGGATTTGCTGGAGTTGTATCCTCTTTTAAAGGATTGTCTGTAACAAAGCCTTGGAATACATATGAACGTTTTTTCCAATACTTACGTCCCATGTCTTCTAAGTTCTTGTCTTTAAACCAACCACGTACTTCTGAAAGTACTG